ACATCTCCGTTAGCCATGTAACGCTGTTCAGGTTCGCCCTTGCTGAATGTTCCAATGACATCCACTTCAATCTCAATAGTTAGTGTAATTTTCATATTTGATTAGTTTTAAAGTTATAACTCCCATATCAAGTCTGCTAAGACCAATCACGAACTCGCTGAGCTTGATTAGGGAGTTAATCTGTTTTAGTTTCATTGTTCGTGATTAAGGATATAAAAATATTAATTAATTTTTGAAATAACAAATTTAATATATTCATCTCCTTTTTTTGTTACTAATTTTTTTACGGACATTTCAATTATATTTTTATCATTAAAAGAATATTTTTTTTGTAAAATATCTAAAAATGGTTTAATTGGATTATCAATATCTGCAAGAGGAGATGAAAAACCAAACTCAATATCAATTTTTAATTTACCATCGGGTATAATTATTTTGGGTAAGGAATAAAAAACAACTTTTTCATACCATTGATATTTTTTAGTTTTAAATCTTTTTCCTTGCCAACATTGGTTTACGGACAATGGCTTAACTAATACTTTGAATGATACCATCAAGTTTCCTTTTTTTAATTTCTTTATCAAATATTTCTAATGCCTGAGTGTCATTTAAAAAAAACGACCTTGAATGTAATAATAAATCGGAATCTGCATTTTCAACTTTATATACTATATTTTTTAAAAAAACTTCTCTTTGTTGTTTTCTTTTTAATTCTTTTTCCTCTAATTTAATTTTGTTTTTACTTTTTTCTTCTTCGTTAATTTCCTGTCTAATTTTTTTAAAAGCATTTATAATAGTTGGATGTACTTCAAAAGTTTTTGAATTTGTTTTATGCCTATTCTCCAAGTAATCTAATCTTTCATCACAGGAAGAATAAGACCTTAGCCAATTATGTATTGTTTCAATATCCAATTTATTATAATGACTTCCATATGAACCAGTTTTTCCATTATAAAAAGCAAGTGCAACCTCATCGCAAGTTAAATAATTATAATCCTTTATAATGGATTGAATTATCTCAAATGCTTGGAACTGACTTAAACTTGTTTTAATATTTAAACTAAGGGATGTCATTGTAATTAAACTTGCTATTGTTTCAATTAAATCATCTCTATAATTATTTTTTAATTTTTGAATAGTTGGTATATTTTCTCTTGCATTTTTACAATTTAATTCGGAAACATGAGAAATTACTTTAAGAAATTTAATTTCTTGTTCATCCGTATTACTTTTTCCGAGCAATTCTATCAAGTTTTTGCATGAGGTCTGTATTAATATTTGCTTGTCCTTGTTGTCCTTGTTGTCCATTTGTTTTATGATTAGATTTTATTTTTAATAATTCATCCGTAACCCAATTACGAATTGCTCCATAGTCCGATTTATATTCTTTGCCAGAACTTAATTTATACCCCGATAGTTTATTAACCATCCAATCCGTATCAATCTTTCCAAATTCGTCAAGGAGTTTATTGTAATCAATTGCTTTAATAGAAACATTATCTGCATAATAAATTTTTACCTCCTTTTCTTTTTCTATTTTAATTTTTTTAATTGGTGGAGTTATTGTTTTATTTGTTGGTCTACCACCTCTCAATCCGTTTTGCCTCCTTGATTGAGAAAATTGTTGCCTACGTTCTATTTCGGTTTCTAATCTTACATTATAAAACAATCCGTTTTCATCAATTTGAAATTTGCTTTTTAAATGTGGAGTTAATTTGCCAACAAGAACTTCTATTTCTTCTGCTAACATTCTTCCTTTCTGGTGCATAAATGAAAGTATGGTAATGTACTTTCCTCTTTCTTCAAAACTCATTAATAAACAACCTGTAAGGAAATCCGATGAGTAGAATAAAAATGATGGGTCTTTGCTCATAATATAAATGGTTTTAATTGTTCCAATGATAAAAAAATTTGTAATTCAAATCCTTTTTGTTTAAAGTTAAAATAAGTTCCTTGTTCTAATATAATATGTCTTGGTATTTTCCAGGCAGAGTATTCGTCATTTAGGAGTATTGTATCAAATAATTTTGTTTTAGACATTAATTCAAAATTAAAACCATATCCATTAACAGAACGCATAAGATGTTTTTCCCTTATTCTTGATGTTTCAAAATTTCGTTTGTGTAACCAAATAGTGCCAATTTTTTTTGGCTTAAATCCTACAAGACATAGTTCAAGTAGGATTTTTTCTTCATCACGCATACCAATCAATGCGTTTCCAAATTTATCATTAAATTTATTTTGCATTAGCATATATTTGTAAAATAGTTTCCCTCATATAATTCTCTGCTTTATTAATAATTTTATCAATGTTATCGCAAAAATGGAGGTCTGGGTAAACATCTACCATAGCTAATTGGAGTTTTTCGTTTTTAAAACGAGGGTCATAACTAACAAAAAGTCCTTTCATTTCTTTTTTTAATTTATTGTTTTCCTTTGCCATTACACACATATTAAATTGAAGTTGGTAGTAGTAGTTTTTATTATACTCCTCTAATTGTTTTCCACTCTTAATATCTAATGCTAAAAGATGATTGGCAGAATTGTATGGACATTTAATTTCAATTACATGGGTATTAAGAAATTCTCCATCAGGACTTCCTCCACTAAATTCAGTAAATTTAAAAAACTTTGGGTTTTCCTTGCCATAGTATTTTATTGCATCATAATATTTTCGTAGTTCTTCAATGGCAAGTGGTTCGTTATCGTTTCCCCACTTCATAGCATTGTTTTCAAAAGAATCTTCTCTTTGTCCTGTAAGCAATTCGCAAATTTTTTCTTGGCAATAATACTCTGCCGTTGAAGATAATTTATTTGCATCCTTGTCTGCTTTTGTTTTTGGTTCTGTTAATAATTTCCAAATTTCCGATGCAGTAAAGTTGCCCATTCTTTGTGCTAACCAATCTTGTTCCGTTTTCATATTTTATTTTCATTTAAAAGTGTATCTAATCTACCAGAGGCATCAATCAAGACAGTTTCCTTTTCGTTAATATCATTATCTACATATTCTACATCCATTGTGTCCACATCCTTTATCACTGATTGGTCGGCTATCACTGCCCTCTGCATATCAATTGACATAGGAGCATATTTACTTAATAACCCCTTTAATACTGTTTTCATAGCCATAGCATCAAAGTCCGTTTTCCAAACACCATGAGAAGAATTATAAGTTTTTGAAAATCTTTTCCCATGCTTTTCAATATTGGCAACACTTGAATAAGTAGTTTTTTCAAATCCATTTATTAGACTAAAATAACCTGCATATCCAATTATAGTATCTGATTCTTTTTTGCTCCAATCAAATATAAATCCAGTCAATGGATTCTCGGCTATTAATTGACCCTCATAGACAGGACAAGCACTAATCGTTTTAAATTGCCCTGAACGTAGGCACAATTGAATTAACCCTTTATATCCAATTTGAAATTGTGCAGCATCTCCATATGGAATAATGTATGCAAAACCTAAAGATTGATTTATAGGCAAGTCCAATGCTCCTGCCATCATAGCAGCCATGTATATTGATTCTGGCTTTGCTTTTTTTAAATAAGTATTATTATTTACTACGGACATTAATGATGTTAAAAATTGCGTACTTCTTGTACCCATTAATTCATTAAATTTTAATTTGACATCCTCTCTTTGAAAGAATCCCTTTACTGCTAATTGATTGTTTTCCATTTTGTTTTTATTAATTATTGATTATTGATTTAAGTATTATCCGTTTAATAATTCTAACATGAATTTCATTATTTATATTTAATTTCCAAACTTTTTCAATATAAAAACACGAAATATTTAATGCCTTTAATTGAGATACTCTCCTAACTATTTTCTTCTTTGTCATAATTTAATCCTGTTTTTAAAATTTTATTTAAAAGTAAATGATATTGATGAACTTCCTCAAAAAATTCTTTTTCATTTGATTCAATAGTCCAATCTTCAAAGGCAGAGCAATATGCAGTATATCCAATATCCATTATACCATCTCTTGAAATTTTTATACCATTTTTTTCATCATTTAATTTCCAATAAAACAAATTACTTTTTCTATAACAAGGGAAGTCTACTTCAACCTCTACCTCTGTAATGATTTTTTTTAAAATTTTCATTGTTTAAAATTTAAAAACCACATCCATAATTTTTTTAAGGATGTGGCTTGGTTTATAATTATACTGCAAATACTTTTTTACTATTGTTATTTATGTAATCCATTATTTCGTCAAACGCTACATTCAATTCTAATTTAGGACTTATTAATTCATAACCTTTCTCGCAATCTAATGAACCATCTTTTTCTTTTTTCCAACCATAACATTTGTTTTCAAAATCGTTTATATTGATACTCAATTTTACATCGGTATCTTCTTTTTCAATTTCGTAACCAATGTAATACTTAGGAGATTCTGAAAAACTAATAGTCGCACCAGAGGAAACGAACCCTGACAATATTGCTATTGTAACTCTGAATTGTGCGAAAAAATGTAGGAAATCTGTGTTTGTCTGCTCAAACACTAAACCTCTAAAGACGAATAACAATATCGGAAATGTTATTTTTTCGTATTACCTTTAGGCAGGTTCTCAAATGTATATTCTTATCAGCAATTTCGCCTATATCGTTTCGCAACGAGGAAAAAGACTACTTTTACGTTTGCCCGTATCATCGGGACTTTACATTGTCAGTTTACATTATGTGCTATAAATTACTAATTAACCTACCATTAGGAATGACCTAACTTTTATACTCTTATTTTTTTGGGATTCGTTTCACAACGATAAAAAATAAAACGAGGGGATTTTTAATCTTCACTTAAACACATTTTCAAAGAACTAATGTAAATTTAAACAATATATATACAACTAACTAATAATTTAACATAATAATAGCTAACTGCTTGATAATCAACCCTATTATTTTTGCATATGGTTATGATTTAGCTCTATTTTAGCTCTATTTTAGCTCTATTTTAGCTCTATTTTAACCCTATTTTAGCTCTATTTTAACCCTATTTTTAACTATATTATCCTTTTCATTTTTATATTCATTTTCATTTTCATTTTCATTTATAAGTAGCTTATGCTTAGGTTAAGCAAAGGAATTGCACTTGCTAAAAAAAAGTATTGAAAATGAATGAGTTATAATTATATGGAAATCTCTCCCTTATAAACACGAATTAATTGAAGATTCCCAACCCACTTAACCTCTAAATTTTTTGTGTTTATACGATATTGAACATTTTGCCTTGATAATCCCCTTAATTTAGCATATTGAGTTACTGTCAACCAACCATCTAAAGTTTCCTTATCTTTCATTTTAAAAAAAATTATAAAACAAATGTAATAAAAATTTGGTTAATTGACTAAAAATTTACTATATTTGTTTCCTATAACTAAAACTTAAAAAAATGGCAAAGAAAAAAGGAAAATACATCGTTAAAAAACCTTGTTAATTAATTAAAGGAAAATTTTATTAGTAGATATAGAAACAAAAGCAAAGGAAGATTTCAATTGCGAATGGGTAGTATATGGTAGTAAAAAATCCGATGGACTACATAGAAGATTAATGCTAAAAACTTATTTTATGGAGGCAGTTAGTCTTAATACAAAAAAAATATATCCACTTACAGATTGGAAAAAAGGACATTGTTTACAATATATAAAACAACAAAAATTACCAAACACTATTAATTACGGAAATAGCAAATCTAATTCTTCGGGAGTTGGATTTACAAAAGATGTAATGGAATTTTGTAAGAAATATTACCCAGAGGATTATAAAAAAATATTAAATGTATTCCCTTTTCTTGACATTTTAATCATACAACCTATACAAAATGAACCTAAGTAAATACCAAAAATTTGAGGCAGTAACAATTGATAGAGGAAAAATAAAAAATGCTAAATACAATCCAAGAACAATTGGAGAAGATGAAAAAAAAGCACTTAAAAAATCTCTAAAAACATTCGGATTAGTAGATACGCTTATTTGGAATGTAAGAACAGGGAATCTTGTTGGTGGACACCAAAGAATTAATCAATTAGACGAACTTGAAAAATCACAGGATTATTTAATAACAGTTTCTCAAATTGATGTGGATGAAAAAACTGAAAAAGAACTCAATATTGCTCTTAACAATTCTAATCTTCAAGGACAATTTGATGTTGATATGTTAAAGGAATTGTTTAGCGAAATTAATGTAGAAAATACAGGATTTACAGAATACGATATGTCGTTCTTTGGTATTGATGAGGACTTAGCAAAAACAAAAGAAATCAAAGAAATAACTAATACGGAAGAAAACATAAAAGCAATAAAAGAGGCAAAAGCAAGGGCAAAGGAAAAAACCGAATCAACTGCCGAAAATTATGTTGTCCTAACATTTACAACCACTGCATCTAAAGGAATATTTATGGAAAAAATTGGATTCCCTGCCGATGATAGATATATTAAGGGAGAGGTTTTAGAAAAAAAGTTAAATTTATAAGGATTCTGTGAATTATCTGTGAACAAATGGCAAATAAAAATCCCAAATTATCTAATTTAAAACCCTTTAAAAAGGGGGATGATGAACGTAGAAACATGAAAGGCGCTCCTAAAAAATTGCCAGAGTTAGATATACTATTAGCCGATTTATTAGGAGAAGAATCGGCAGAGGGTCATACAGCATCGGAACTAATTATTAGGGTAATTAGAGCAAAGGCGATGAAAGGAGATTTAAAAGCAATAGAAATGATTTTGGATAGGGCATATGGTAGACCTCAACAAAAGTTGGAGGCAAACGAAAACATAGTAATAAAAGTAGTTAGGGAATGAGTGAGTTTGCTATAAAACTTCATTCACTTCATCCTGCCCAAAAGCAAATTATGGCAGAACATAAAAGGTTTAATGTCCTTAAATGTGGTAGAAGATTTGGAAAAACGGAACTAACAAAAGAATTAGCAATACAACCTTTATTAGATGGAAAATTTGTAGGTATGTGGAACGCATCTTATAAAGATTTAGCTGATGTATGGACAGAGTTATTATTTACCCTACACGATGTTATAAGAAGTAAAAGCGAACAATTAAAAAGTCTTACACTTATAACAGGAGGTAAATTAGATATGTGGTCGCTTGATGATTCAAATTCGGGTAGAGGGAGAAAATATCATAGGGCAATTATTGATGAGGCAGAAAAATGTAGGCATTTAAAAGATGGGTGGGAGCAAACAATTAGAGCAACATTAGTTGATTATCAAGGAGATGCTTGGTTTATGTCTACACCAAAATTTGGGGAAACTTATTTTAAAAAAATATTTAAAAATGAAGAAAAATTTAAAGATTGGAAATCTTGGAGATTTACCTCATACGATAACCCATTCTTAAAAAAAGAGGAAATAGAGCAAACTAAAGCACAATTAGATGAACTTGTTTTTAGATGCGAATTTATGGCAGAGGATGTAGATATAAATAATTCTCCTTGGGCATGGGCATTTAATAAAGAAAAACATATTGAAATGGTTACTCCCGACCCAAAAAACTATTTATATTTATCTTTTGATTTTAATAGAAATCCAATTACTTGTTCCGTTATTCAGCATATAGATTTAGAGATTAGAGTTTTGGAACAATTAAAACTTTCAAATTCAAACATATATGAATTATGTAATAGGATTAAAGCACTTTACCCAAACTATCTATATGTTATAACAGGGGATGCTACAGGTAGAAGTTCATCGGCATTAGTAAAGGATAGTTTAAATTATTATATTATCATAAAGCAAAGTTTACAATTAATGGATGGACAAATTAGAGTGCCATCGGTAAACCCACGATTAGAAGAAAATCAAGTCCTTGTTAATAGTCTTTTGTCAAATTATAAAGTTAAGATTCATCCTCAAAAAGCAGAGGCATTAATTTATGATTTACAAAACGTAAAAACATTCCCCGATGGTTCAATAATAAAAACGGATAGGTCAGACCCAACTCAACAGGCAGATTCCTTAGATTGTTTTAGATATTATTGTAATCAATTTCATAGGCAATTTATAAAGGAAATTTAATTATATTTACACCATGCTATATCTTATATCTTTAATTTCATTCGTAACAATAGGACTTCATTATGCTTTTTGGTATAATTCAAATGATAGTCAAGGAAATAGTGTTCATTGGTTTGCAGGTTATAAACCCAAAAAAGAGGAAAGAGAAATTTTATGGTTTGTCAAATTCTATATAGGCACTTGGCTATTTAATATAGGAGCAAAAGATATTTTAAAACCATTATTTACTTGTCCTATGTGTATGCCATCAATATATGGGTCTATAATTTATTGGAGTATGGAAAATGAAATATCAATAAAAACAATTTGTAAATGGGTTGTAGTAGTTGTGGGAACAACAGGGTTAAACAAAATAATAACGTCTATATGTCGCCTATAAAATTATTTATAGAGGGATTAGGTTGGAGGTATCTTGGAGATTGTGGTTGTACTCCCAAAAGAGCAATATTTTTTAATGCGCTTTACCCAAACAAACAAATGTGGGTAGGAAATGAATTTTTAGAAGTAAGAAAAAAAACAACTGGCTCCACTTATGATGTTATTGGAAAATCATCCTTTAATAATTACGAAGTGGTTTATGACTATTGGATTAATAAATAAATAACCGACTATGCAAAAAAGAATTGATAATAGACCTATTAAGGATATATTTCCAGAGGCAAAAGATATTATAGAATACGCATTTACATTAGAGGATAAAGATTATTTTCAATTCTCCGATTTAAACTCAATACCCTGCGCAAGAGGATTCTCTGCAATAGAATATTATAATGAATTATCAATGAGATGTAATAGGGATTTTCTTTTATCTCATAATAAAGCAGTTGAGGATGTTATAAATAATAATAAAGATGGTATTAGATTAACGGACATTATAGAACTTCAAAAAATAATGACCGAAAGATTAGAGTTCCTACATGAACCACAAATTGCTGCCAAAATTCTATCCGTTGTTTTTTTTACTATTGAGGAAAATCCATATAGACATGATTATACTATGGCTGCAAAAAAAGCAGAAATATTTATGAGGGTTCAAATGGATGAAAAAGAATTTGATTTTTTTTTGTCAATTCCCATCGTAAAATGTCTGCCTTATATCAGTTCTTGGAGTCAAGATTTAACTCAATATTGTCAGACGATAAACCAAATAACAAGGAAACATATAGAAACCATTTCTACGATGTTATTAGAGGAAAGCAAGAAGATAGAATACTTCAAATCTCTCGTATTGCAAATAATAAAGGATTCGGATTAAACGAAACAAAGGATTTAAGCATTTATGAATATTATTTATATGTAGAGGATATTATAAAAGAAAAAGAAACAAACAATAATTCAACCGAAACTTATGGATAAAATAATGATTTATGTAGGTGTTGATTCGTCAGGAACAAATAAAGTAAATAGTGCTTTAGACGATTTAATTGCTAAAGAAAAAAAATTAGGACAAGAAGTACGAAATACTAATAAAGATTTTCAAGCGCAAGGAAGTAAGGTAGATGATATAATGAATGGTATTGGAATGAAAATTGCAGGTGCATTTTCAATTGCAGCAGTGGTAGGATTTACAAAAGCAGTATTTGATACAACTGCTATGTTCCAAAAATTTGAGGCACAATTAACTACAGCATTAGGTTCAAGAGGAGCAGCTGTATCTGCTATGGAAAGATTAACAAAATTTGCTGCCGAAACTCCTTTTAGTGTTCAAGAAATAACATCTTCATTTGTAAGATTAGCAAATAGAGGGATTCAACCAAGTAATGAATCATTAAAAAAATTAGGAGATATGGCATCGGCTTTAGGAAAGCCATTACAACAAGTTATTGAGGCGATATTGGATATAAACAATACGGAAAGATGGACAGAATTAGGGGTAAAAGTAAAAACAACTGGTCAAACAATTACAGGAACTTTTAAAGGTATGAAAGTTGAAATGGCAAGAACGGAGGGGGGAGCTATGGCGATGATTGAAAAGTTTGGAGAAATGAAAAGTGTTGCAGGTGGTATGGAAATGCAAATGGAAACATTAGGAGGCAAGATGTCAAATGTTAATGATAATTGGGAAAGACTTTTAAATAATATTGGTAAACAAACAACAGGTATATTTGCAGGAATAATGAATCAAATTAATGAATCTTTAGGAGGTTTAAATTCTTATCTTGAAGCTGTTGCAAAAATAGAAAAAATGGGAATTAAAGTTCCAACAAAATGGGAACAATGGGTAAGTGATTATGGAGGATTGTTTAACGAAAAAGGTCTTAGAGAGGAGGCAGGAAATTTACAATATAGAATGGATGAACTATCAGGATTAGTTGCCAAAAAGGAAGAAAATTTATCAAAAAATCAAGTAGATAAAACTACATTATATACGGAACAAATTAATGCAGAAAAAGATGTTACAAAACAAAATGCACTCCAGGTAAAATATAAAGAAGAACTAAAGGAGAATAGCAAATTAGAAATGGTGGCACTAAACAAAGGATTATCAAAACAAGCATTACTTGTTGAACTTAGTTTTAAAGCAGGACAAATTACCGAAAAAGATAAAAATAAAGAACTATCATTAATACAAAAAGTAAGGGAAGCAGAAATGGCAAAACATAAAGCATCCTTGACAGCGATTGATGAATTAACTTTAAAAGTAAAGCCAATTGCTCCTAAAACTCCAGAACAAATAAAAGCCGATTCGGATAAGGCAATTGCTCAAATAAAAAAAGAAATTGATATTCTTGATGGATTAATTAAAAAATTAAGGGATTTAAAAATAACAGAAGAAGAATTAATAGCAGGCGAATTAAAAGGAGAAGAAAAATCGGATGCCCTATTTAAGTTAAAACAAACAAGGATTAATAATGATTATTTAGACCAAAAGAAAAAAATAACAGAGGAAATACATAATAAAACAATGCTAAATAAAGCATTGATTCTCCTTGAAAAAATAAAAACACAAGAAATTAAAAATTTAACAATTTCACACGACAAGGATATAAAACAAATTAGAGAACAAGAGGCAAGAGAAGAAATAGAGCATAGGAATAGAATAGTTAATATGCAAATAGAATTAAAAAAACAACAAGGAGAAACCGATAGTGAATTACATAGATATAATATAGAGGAATTAAAAAAATACTACGATGAAAAAATTAAAGTTGAAACCGATGCTAAGAAAAAAGAGGAATTAATTTTAGAGCAAAAAATAAAAATAGGTTCGGCAGAGGAAAACAATAAAAAGAGATTAGAGAGTATGAATAAATCTCTTGAATCGGAAGAAGAAAGACACACTATTGAAATGCTTAGATTAAATGGAGCAAGTGAAAAAGAAATATTACAACAAGAATATGATTATGCAAAGGAAAGATTAGATAAATTAAAAGAAGATACACAAACCAAACAAGATGTCCTTTTAAAAGCAACAAATGAAGAAATAGAATTAAGTAGGAAATTAAATGATTTTAAAATAAAAAGTACGGAAGATGCAAATAGAAAATTGATTGCATCTATGAAAGAATTATTACAAGCATCCTTAGATGCTATGGTAACTAAAATTGAGGCAGAAATAGCAGGTAATAATGTCCGTATAACAAATGAAGATAAAATTATTGAAACACAAAGAATACTTGCTCAAAAGGGATATGAAAATAATTTAGCATTTGAGGAAAGACGGAGGGATGATTTAACAAAACAACAAATTGCTCAACAAAAAAAGTTACAAAAAATAAAGGAACTTGAAATATTTTTAAATGCTCTCGCTAAATTTGTAGAGGAAAATCCAAAAACAGCATTATCAAAAGCATTAGGATTAATAGCATCTACAAAGGCAGCAGAAACATTATTTGCAGAGGAGGGTGGAATTGTAGGTCAAAGTATGACAAAAGCAAACGGAAGAACTCACAAATCTGGTAGAGATAGATTAGTTATTGCCGAACAAGGAGAGGGTATTTTAAGTATTGAAGATATGAATAGAGTTGGAACTTCTTTTGGTGGATTTAATCAATTTAGAAATTTCTTAAAAAATCCTTTTAAGGAAAAAATGATACCAAATAAAAATATAAATTTATTTGATAATTCATTGGTAGTAAAGGAGATTCAAGAATTAAAAGATATTGTTAAAAATAAAAAAGAATTATCGGTAGATTGGGAGGGATTAGATTTAAGAATGGCATCTATGGAAAACGGAATAAAAGAAACAACAAAAATTAAAAGATTAGGGATATAAATGCAACAAGTAGAATTTTACATACCTCAAACACCAGGAACATCAACACCGATGATTAAAGTTCCTGAACCTGATAATTGGCAATCTTTAATGATTGAATTGTCTTTTGAAAGTGGTTCTCAATTAGGAACTCTTAACGCATCTAAATTAATTTGGAAAGGAACGAATGCAGAATATCTAAATAATTACATAATTAATGGATTAATTCCAGGTGGTATTGGAATATTTGAGGGTGTTCCCCTACAAATTAAAGTTTGTAAAACACAAGAAATTGTTTTTAATGGAATTATTGATTTAACCGATTCGGAAACTACTTTTGCTTGTGATATATTACAATGCAAAATTAGGGATAATCAAATTGATATGGTTTCTCAATTAATGGATTCTATATCATATGGATTTCTTGCTACACCAATTATTAATGGTGGTGGAGGAATAATTAATCCAACACCTATTAATAATGGTGGAGATTATGTAGTCATTCCGTATCAAAGAAATGATGTGCCAGATACTATTCAATTTTTTACAACAGGACTTGCTATTTATAATGTGGCAGAGAAAACATATCAAATAGGAAATACATTAACAGGGATTATTGCCTCTGCTTTTGCAGCATCTGCAAGTTTAAGTGTAGGAGCAACAATCTCTGCCGTTATTCAATTGGTTTATTATATCCTATATATTGTTTTAATGGTATTAGTAATTATAGCCATGATGAAATCGGCATTTAATTATTTGTGTTCTCCTTTAATGACAAAATTTGGAATGTATGCACATACATTAATTGAAAAAGCGTGTACTTATTTTAATATAGGATTTAGTTCAACAATTTTTCAAAATGCTCCTTATAATAGATTAGTTATAATGCCAACAAAACAAGCATGGATAAATAATCAATCATTTACAAGGACACTTTTTAATAATATTGTTGGTGGTTCATCAATTACAAATAGAATGGAATATGATGATTTGTTTAATCAACAAAATGGTGGATTGGCTTATGGCTATTGGGATGGAACTTGTGGAGATTTTATTAGGGCGATGGAAGATGTGTTTAATGCAAAAGCAAAAATAATTTTAACAGTTACAGGACAAAAAGTTTTACATTTTGAAAGGTGGGATTATATTTATAATTTGGCAAACTATCAACTTCCTAATATATCGGGAGAAGTTCCATTTAATAGTCATGGCATATTAAATAATACAGGATTTTCTCAATCGGCTTTTAAAACAAATGCGTGGGAAGTACCAAGTAATTATATGGTAAGATATTCTATGGATGAACAAGATGTAAATACTTATAATTATTATGATGGAACTATGTGTTATTGCACTACAAGACCAATAAACATAAATGTAAAAAATAATATAGTCCTACAAAATTTAACAGAAAAAAATTTAAGATTTGCACAGGCATTTCGTAAAGACAAATTAACTTCAACAGAGGAGGCATTAATACCACTTTGGACTGCTGCATCCTTATTAACAAACGCAATAATAACTATTTCAAGTGGAATAAATACTGTTATAAACGCAGTATCAGGTTTATGGAACTCGCCACCATTACCAACAATATCAAATGGGGGATATACTTTTATGCCATCACTTCCTGCTTTTTATAATTCAGGGCATTTGTTGTTAAGTGGAGATGTTACTGGGATTCCAAAAATGTTTATAGCAGGGTATCCTCAAAATTATAATAACTTTTTTGATTTTCATAGCCATTCATTTACAGGAGTAACCATTGATATAACCAATAAATCAATAATAGGAGCAAGATATTTAATGAAAAACTTTCATTTTTCTAATCTTCCTCAAACAGTTGTTCCAAACTCTCCATATAATCAGCCATATGTAGTTGGAGCAAATTATAGTAACCAATGGCTATTGTGTCAAGGTCAAAAGATACCTTTATGTTGTGAGGAATATGATTTAATTAAGAATAATAATATTATTAAAACTTTTACAGGACAATTCGCAAGGGTAGATTCTTTAAAATGGTCTATTTTTAAGGGAATGGCAGATATTGATTATAGAATACAAAAACAATATTCCAAAAATTTAAAAACATCATTTGTAATTGATGGAGTAGAAACCACATCGGTATTATAATTTAAAACTAAAAACATGACAGGAATAGACGATTTACAAAAAATTACGGATGGTATTAAAAAAACAATGGAAAATTTAATGCCAAACGTAGAGAAGATAATGAATGAAACACAAAAAGTATTATTGCCTAAATCAAAAAAGGATGTTAAAATTAATGGAATAAATTGTTCAGTTAGTTTAACTACCGATTGTAGAATTATAGTAAATTTACCAACGGAAGATTTAGCAAAAAATTTATACGATAATATTCACTTAATCCAAACAAAGAAATCTTTTTGGAGTAAATTATTCTTAAAATAATGGCAATAAATATAACCTCCATACTTTTTCAAGACGATTATACAGGTACTTATACATTAGGAACTGACACTGGTGTGCCATTTTTAATGGGAAATATAGGAGATTTTATGTATGTAACTATTGATGCCGAAATAGGATGGTCTGTTCTTAATAAGGAAATGACCTTTGTTTCTTCTTCAAGTACAATTACAATTACTAATGGAACATCTTGGATTGATGCAGGGTTTAAGGTAGGAGATACAATTATAGTAAATGGGACAGCAAATAATAATTCAAGTTTTACTATAATAGCAATATCCTTAAATATACTAACTACTTTAGAATCACTTACGGATGAAACTGCATCTTCAACAAATGTTTATGGAATTACTCCAATACAATCAATAGATTTATATTATAATTTAGTAGGAAATAATGACCAAATTACTTATATTTCATTAACGGATATTGAATCTTTCCAAAAATATAGTGGGGATATTACAAGTATTTATTCTGGCTCATATACATTACAACAAAACTCCACAAGTCTTGCATGGCAAACATTAGAGGTTGATGGAATTGATTGTTCTCCTGTTCTTACTACAAGTGGTTATTCCGATGATTATAAACAATTAATTAGTATTGTTTTTCCTTTTCTTATAACTCCATTTACTCAACCTGGGCAACTTCAATTAATTCAAAATGCTTATGCTCAAAGCATAGGAGTAAATCCAAATAATACAAATTTAATTCCTCCAAGATATTTTTTCCAACAATGTTTAAAATTTATATATCAAATTGATGCTAAATTTTCTTTAACTAATCCTATTGCAGACCACTCCTCTAATCCATTAACAATATTTTCAAACGGAAACTCTGCTTGGTTTAATGGGTTTTTTCCAACAGGAACTATTTTTAATGGTTCGTTAATAACAAAAAAGCAATATAATTTTATTTCAATAACTTATTCGGATGCTTTAACTAATGTTATATCTTCATTTGACTATAATCAAGTTAGTTCCGTAGAAATGGTTATTGAAAAAATAAACGGAAATTGGAACTCAGAAGATGATTTAATTGTCCTTAATTTTTGTTGGATTCCAAATAATTCTGCAAATATTCAAGGATATTCTCAACAAAATCAAATTAATTTTAGACGTTCCTATTTACATGACCGATGTAGAACTGTAGTTAATGCACTCCCTACAAATGGCGACCAATTTGGATTAGATACGCAAGTAATAACTAATCTTAGCACAACAATAAGTGGAGCAACACTAACTATAAATTTTGATGTTGATTTAGGAAGTTATTGTAAATCGGTTTTTAGTGAAAATAATAAGGATTTTATGTTTTGGGTTAGTCCAGAAACAATAATTGTTGAGGAAGAATCAATAATAACTACATTAAATACTTGCGATAGGTCGGCACTCCTTTGCGATGTAAATGAAACATTTACAAATACGGATGATGATAAATTATTTGAAATAATAACTGCAGGAAGTGATAATGTATTATTCCTAAATGAAACACCCTCTGCTGCACAATGTACCGATATTAGAGGAATGATAGGTACTTATAATAGGGCAAAATGTGATTTTAAAGTAAAGGATAATTGCACTATTAATTCTATTAATTTATCCTTTGAATGTAACGTAAATGGTATGACTTTTCCAATTGAACAATGGAATAATAGAACCTCTGATTTTTGGGATGGAGTAGGAACTCAAATACAAATTAATGAATATGCAGGATTTGATATAAAACAAGATTCTCCTTTTCAAATACGTTCTATTAATAGATTACCAGCAAGTGATGGTGGTGGATATATTGCATATCGTTTATATTATAGTTTTCAATTAGGGTATAAATTTTGGGATAATATAAATAATTTTCCACCAGAAGTTTTATTTTGGCATAATCAGTATTGGGCAGCATATACACAAGGACTTATTGGTAAGGCAGGGAATGGAATAGATGGAGATGTATTATTCCCAAAAATTAATATTTCATTTAAAATAGAATGGAATATAACGGATAATACAACAGGAATTGAAACTCAATTTATAAGATATTGCGAAACAAATGTTTTTGACCAATACGGAAATATAGGAGATTTTATAAGTGGTTCAAATAAAACATTTGATTTAAACGGAAATGATTTAAACGGAACTATTTTAAATAATGGGAAAACATTAGTACAAGCAACATTTAGTACAAGTACAACAATAATTGGAACTAAAGATTTAGATGGTATTCTTTATTTTTATTATGAAAATGGAGAAATATCAAAATTAGATAGAATTTCTATTAATGATTTAGTTCCCGAAACTATAAATTCGGTATGGTTACAACCCCCTACAGTTACTTATGGAGATTATGATGTAGTAGTTTATGGAATTATTGATACTTCAATATTACAACTTGCACCAAAAAATATAAGACTTTATTCAAAATTAAATTATTAAAAAATGGCTATTATATCCGATAATACTAATACAACACCAATGCCTTTGGATTCATTATTGATGCAAAGTCCTATGTTGCCTAAATCAATACTTACTTCATCTCCATCAACTCCAGTTACAGATAATATAAATCTTACAAATTCAAGTCCTGTTCCTTATTTTACATCTATACCACCTAATCAAATAATAGGATTAGTTCCCGTTTTTCCATGTTGTGATACAGTAAATTCAATTGGTGGATTTGGTTTTTGTGTTAGACCTGGAGGATATACATTTGTTTATCAATTAGATGTTGGTGGTTATACTTGGGGAACATTCTCGGTAGATTCTACAAGTACAGCAAATTCCGTTCAAGTAGATATTATGGCATTAATACTACCTCCAATTAATAATGTAACTGTTATTAAAACAACTTTTTCAGGGATTGATTCATATTTTGTAACTCTTTATAGTTCATCAATTACAAACGGAATAAATGTTACTTGTAGTGTAATTTCTACAGGAGGATGTGGAGCAGGGTGTTCACATATTATATATAATACAGATATTAACGGAGGATATGAAAATAATTTATGTGGTTCTCCATGTGATTGTAGAGATGGAACATATATGGCAGATTCTATTCCTAATGACAAAAATTTTGTATTGCCAGTTTTTGCCTCAACAACTTGTAATCAAGAATTAGGATTTAATGTTCAGTCTAATTATATGAATGATAAAAATTATTGGCTATTTAGTTATCCTATTGGATATGATGCAATAAATAATAACGATTTTTCATTGGAAGTATTAATTAACGATGCTTGGACTTTTGTAACATATTTAAACAATAATGATTATGGGATTGCTTATAATAATAATTTTTTCCCTTTTGGAGATAATAGTTGTCAAAATGTTAATTATCAAGGATATGGTTTATATTGGCAAACAATATTAAGCACTTTTGGAGAGGGAACATATAGATTTAGTGTTCAAGGGAGTTATTCTTTTAATGAATTTAATATTTATTGTTTTAAATCTCCTCCATTTTGTTTAAAAGAATGGGATTGTATTCTTGCCAATGGTACTGTAAAATTTGAAACAGAGTATAGTGGTGGAACATTTGGAAGTGTTACAAAACAAGGAGAATCTTATACAATGTGTTGCGTTAATAAAGATGCTGTCGGAAATATAACCAAAAATGATACAATTGGAATTGATTGGAATGATTCAATTCGTTTTTATGGATTTTTTGGATATGAGGCAGTAGAATTTACAAGAGATTTTATTAAATACGCAACAGGAGTTATAAATAAAGTTAGGGATGAGGCAATAAAAAACTTTACTGTCAAAACAGATAAACTTCCTATGTGGTTACATCAAAGATTTTATGCTTACGGATTACAAGCAAATAGATTGTTTGTAAATGACTATAATACAAATAATGCAAATTACAATTATAAACATTTTTGGATAGTTGCAGATTCTTCATACTCCCCAAAATATACTAATTGGTCAAGATATACTAAAATACTTGATTTAAAATTTAAAGAGGGAATACAATTTACATTTAAAGATAATTGCTGTTAAAATTATGAAAGTAAAAAAACCAAGAATAAAACCTAAACCAATTTATTCCATTAAAAAATAATGAAAATACTTGTAAAATTTCCATCAAGGGAACGACCTCATATTTTTAATAAAACAATTAGGGAATATATTAGTAATGCTAATAATATTAAAAATATAAAATTCCTTATAACTTTAGATTATGATTGTCCTAATTTAGAACAATATAAAATAATATGTCTAAAATTGATTGAGAAAAAAATTGATTTAACATATATTATTGGTGTTTCCACAGGCAAAATTTCGGCAATTAATAGAGATATGGAAAATGTTAAAGAATGGGATATTTGTGTTCTTGCCTCTGACGATATGATTTGTAAAGAAAAAAATTGGGATAAAATATTAATTAGTGAAATGAAAGATAACTTTCCCAATCTTAATGGTGTTATTTGGCACTGGGATGGAGCAAAAAACACTAAACCAAATATTGAGAATAATGAATTAATAGGTGGATTAAATACAATGTGTATTTTTGGATTAGAATGGTATAGGATGTTTAATTTTATTTATCATCCCGATTATGTTTCTTTATTTTGTGATAATGAATTTGATATTTGTTCAAGGATTTTAAATAAAGTATTTTATTCCGATTTAATTTTATTTAAACATGAGCATTGGTCAAATGGTACTCAATGGAGTTATACACACGATAATTTAATGAAAAAAGAACAAAAATTTTACAAACAAGATTCCACAACTTTTAATAAACGAAAACTAATTAATTTTGAATTATGAAAGACTTTATTTTATTACATCACTTAGGAATGGGCGACCATATAATTTTAAATGGATTAGTTCGTCATATTTACGAAAGGGAACAAGAAAATTGCGAAAATTTTTGGCTAATATGTTATCCTTATTATGAAGATAATTTAAAGGTAATGTATTCCGATTTACCTAAAATGAAATTTTTAATTGTAAAAAGAGATGAAGAAATTTTATATGCTTTAGATTCAAAAAAAGGAGCAAAAATTGAAAATCTAAGTTTAGATAAAAAAGGGTTTAATTTATATAATAAAATAGGAGATGATGCTTTTTTTGAAATTTTTGGGTATGACAAAAAATTAATACAAAAATTTAAAATAAAAAGGAATAAAGAAATTGAAGAAAATCTATTAATTAAATTAGTAGGAGCAGGAGATACCGATTATATATTTGTGCATGATGATTTTTCTCGTGGTTATCCTATTGACATTACAAAAATTAATAATAAAGAATCATTACCTATAATAAGAGCAGAAAAGGATGTTCCAATATTTGATTTGTTAGGGGTAATGGAATATGCTAAGACTATTCATGTTATAAGTTCTGCATTCCTTTGTATTTGTATTGCTAATCCAAAATTAGCAAAGAAAACAACTGCTCATTTAACAGTTAGGAATATGTATTTAAAGTCTTATGTAGAATCAAAAGGAATAAAAGTAATATAAAAATATGGAAACTCCAGGTAGCTTAATAGATAAATTAATAACAGTGGATATGAAAATGTATCATAATCAAGAATTATTATACGAAATTCGTAGAGGAAACTATAAAGATTTTTGTAAAAGATTTAAGATTATATATTTAGAGGAAGATGAATGTAATCAACTTGAAAATCCATTTGAATTATATAGCATCCTTAAAAAAGCGTGTGATTTTAATGTTCAAAGAAATAAATTAATTGAGGAAATTGATGAAAAATTTGAAAAATTAACAGGAGTAAAATTGGTTTTTAAACAACACAAAACATATTAAATGCAACCATTATTATCATTATGTATTCCTACTGTTTTTGGTCGTGAAGTCCAATTTAATAAATTATTAAATGAACTACAAAGACAAATGGCAGAAGATACATTACAAGGGATAGTGGAAATAATTGTTAATAAAGACAATAAAGAAATTTCAATTGGACATAAAAGACAATTAATGTATGAAAAATGTAATGGTATATATTCCGTACAAATTGATGATGATGATATGGTTTCTGGGGAATACTTAAAAACAATAATTACTGCCTGTCTAAATGACGATGATTGTATAGGATATATTGAAAATTGTAACATAAACGGAATTATAAGTAAATCATTAATTGGCTGTCAATATTCTAATTGGATTGAGAATTTAAAAACAAAAGAATTTGGATGCACAAGATTTAGAACTCCTTTTTTTAAAATACCAATTAAAACTCAATTTTGCTTAGAAACAAAAGTAAATGATATAAGATTTGGGGAAGATGTTGATTTTGCTACTCGTATTTATCCACTTATAAAAAGTATGACCTTTATTCCAGAGGAAATGTATTTTTATATATATAAAACTGAAAAAACGCATAATGAAAGATATGGAATTAAATAGTTGCATAATAAATTGTGCTGTTGGTTCTTGGTATTTAAAAGGACAAAATAGACTTGAAAAAAGTTTAATTAATCATAATTCATTGTGGGAACTATTAAAATGGACTAAATTTCCAAATAAAAATTATGATGAAAGGAATAACTACAATTTAAAGGCAAGTGCTTTTGAGGAGGCAATTAATAAGGGGTATAAAAAAATTCTTTGGCTTGATTCGTCTATTTATGCAATTAATAATCCTCAACCTATTTTTGATATTATTGAAAATGAGGGATTTTTTAGTATTACAAATGGATATAATGCAGCGCAGGAATGTTCGGACAAATGTTTAGATTATTTTAATATTAGTAGGGATGATGCCGAAAATATACCAATGTGTTCAAGTGGAATAATAGGAGTAAATTTACAAAATGAAAAAGCAAATATTTTTATTAATAATTGGATTATTTCGGCAAAAAACAATGTATTTGATGGGTCAAGATTCCACGATAATCAAAGTCAAGATTCAAGATTTTTACATCATAGGCAAGACCAATCCTCTGCATCAATTTTAATAAATACACTTAAATTAAAACTTTATCCAATAAATGAAATGGTTACATATAATAAAGAAAAAAATGATAAAATAATTTTTATAATACAAGGAATGGTATGAGAGGAATAGTATTAATAGCAGGTGGTAACGCAGCGTATGGTGGATGGGCATTAAATCTCGCTATGGGATTAAAGAATGAAGAACCAGATATTGATATTACTTTGCTTTGGCATGGAAACGCTAAAACATATTTTGAAAAAAACCATTCCTATATTTTTAATTCTATTATTGAAATACCAACAGAATTAATAACAAGAAACGGAATAATTAATTATGTAAAAGCAAAAACACTTTTATATGATTTATCTCCTTATGAAGAAACTATATTTATTGATGCCGATGTAATTTGGTTTCCTAATAAAAAAATAACCGATTTGTTTGATTCATTAAAAGATATAGATTTTACAATTGGAAATAGAGGAAAATCTGAACTTACAGAAAATACTCAATTAACTTGGTCTATTGGAAAGGATATGTTAAAATATGGAGATATAGTTTATAATTTATCTTCCGAATTTATTTATTTTAAAAAAACAAAAAAAGTTTATGATTTATTTAAACTTTCACAGGAGGTTTATGATAATATTGATATAGATTATAAAAGATTTGATGGTGGTGTTCCCGATGAATTGGCATTTCAAATAGCGATGATGATTGAAAAAATTACACCACATAAATCTCCTTATTTGCCTTTTTATTGGGAGGCATATGAAAAAAAATCTTTAAAAATACCACAACTTTATAATGGGTTTTGGGGATATTCAATCGGAGGAGCAGGTGTTTCTCCAATGCAAAAACAAATTTATGATGCATTGGTAAAACATTATTCCTCAAATTTCGGGGTTAAATTCCCATTCCTTGCTAATAGTAAACGAAATTTATTTAAACTCCGACAAAAAATATAAAAAATGGATATAGAAATATTTAACAAAGATTTTATTTTTCCTTATTGGTTAAATAAAAAAAAGCATAAAAATTATCATAAAGCAGTGGATGTTGCTCATCATGTTCAATTTCATTTTGATGGATATTTTAAAAAACCCTGGATATTGCAACAGGCAAATACTCATAATAATTCTCATAATGATGTAGGACAAATAAATCCTTATTTTACTCGTTTAATTGATGCAAGACGACCTACGGAAAGTTTATTAGTGTATGAATATAGGAGAATGAATTATTTACCTATAACAAAAGTTCCTTTACATAAAGTTTTTAATAGTTTAAAGAAAATTGTTAAATCTTCCGATTGGAAAATTGATTATTCTCATAGTGATACTCCAAATTCAATTCCAAAAGAATTAACCCTTGAAAGATATTGTGAAGAAATTTATCCAAAAGATGATTCACTTGAAAATTTTACTCGTAAAACATTATTAAGGTGGATGCTTGTAGACCCAAATGCTATTTGTGTTGTAATGCCACTATCCTTTGAGCAACCAGAAAATGAATTACCAAGACCATATGCACATATAATTCAATCAAAGGATGTTTTAGATTATGAAGATGAAAAATGGTTTATGTTTATATCTCCTTATGTATCAACTTATCTTGGTGTAGGAAATAAAGAAAAGCATGGAAAAATAATTATGATTGTTACAGATACGGATTATATTGAGTGCAAACAAACAACTGATAAAGATTTTGATATTACTATTTATCCTCATAATATAAATAGTTGCCCTGCTTGGTTATTAGGTGGAGAAGAAAAAACTCCTGACATTAAACAACCTTTTTATGAATCTTATTTACAACCTATGCTACCATCTTTGGATGCAGCGGCAGGAGATTTTTCGGATTTACAAGCAGAAAAAGTACAGCATATGTTTTCTACTCAATGGTATATTCAAACGCAGGAATGTTCTAATTGTAATGGTGTAGGAAAATCAATAAACTCACTTGGTTCTCAAATTATTTGTCCTACTTGTAGTGGTGGTAGAGGTGGTGCGCCACCATCTCCTTATCGTGCTTGGGAAATTAATATGAATAATACTTTATCTGCTGATAAAAATATTCCTTTCCCACCTGGAGGATATATTACAAAACCAACCGAAATGGTTACTTTAATGAGGAATGAAATTAGTCAAGAAATATATGATTCTTTATCTGCAATTAATTTTGAATTTCTTGGGGAAAGTCCAATTGCTCAATCGGGAATTTCAAAAGCATATGATAGTGATGAATCAAATAATTTTGTTTATGAAATTGCATATAATTTAGTAGTGGAAAATTTAGAAAATATTTATTATTTTACAAATGAAATTAGATACCAACAATTAGTTCCTAATGAAATTGAAAGAAATAAAATGTTGCCAAGTATTCCTGTTCCAGAAAATTATGATTTTATAATTAGAAAAGATGCTGAAGATACTTTAATAAAAATTTCTGGTTCCCAAGTTTCCGAAAATATAAAAGAACTTGCAGAACAACAATATATCCATGCTAAATTTCAAGATTTAACTGAGGAAAGAGATATTTTAATGGCTATTTATTCTCACGACCCATTACCTGGAACAACAAGAGAGGAAACAATTGCTATTGTTACGGCAGGACTTGCTACAAAACAAGATGGCATACTTCATATACATATAAAAGCATTTGTAAATCAAATAATGGAAACGCATGAACATTTTTTAAAAATGGATTTTGATGAGCAAAAAGAATTACTTAATGCGATGGCAGATAATAAAGCAAACTCCCTTGATTCTCAATATCAAATAAAGGAAATGTCAAATGAAGAAGAAAATGAAAAAATGCCAATAAGTGATGTTCCAATTAGACAAAAATCTAAAGAATCGGATAAAGTAAAAAAATATAAAGACCCTTTAGAAAATGCCTAATAATGCTAATGAAATAGTTGATGAAATTCAAGGAATGGTAGATTCTTTTACCGATAAAATATTTCCTATTCAAAATGAAATTTATAACAAAGTTCAAAAAACTTTATTAAAATTAACTTTGGATTCAAATGGTAATATAAAAAGGAATATTTCTAATATAAATAGAATCAATGAAATTAAAGGGATTTTACAAACAATAGTTCGTAATCCAAATTATCAAAAAAATGTATCAAGCATTAAATCTTCATATAAGGATATAACTAAAATTCAAAAAGATTATTTTAAAAATAATTTTAATGAATTAAAGGAGCCAGAAATTTTAAATAGTATCATGGAACAATCATTTGAAAATACTATTTCTTCTCTTACCGATTCGGGATTAAATGTTAATGTAGTTAATGAGGCGACTAAAATTGTTTCCAATGGTATTATTAGTGGTAGTTCTATTGTAGAAATGAATGATTTAATGCAATTATTTTTAAAAGGAAATACAGAAATTGATGGAAAATTAGTTTCCTATTCAAAACAAATAGTAAATGATACGCTTCATAGTGTTGCTCGGAATTATAATTCAATAATGGTTGATGAATTAGGATTACAATGGTATCAATATGTTGGAGCATTAGTTAAAGGAAAAAAAAATAAAACAAATAATAAAAGGCATGGAGGTTCAAGACCCTGGTGTATTGCTCTTGTAGATAAACAATGGATTCACGAATCTGAACTATCTAAAATTTGTAAAGGAAATATAGATGGAAATAAAGTTTCATTACAAGGATTAATGCCAGATACCAATAAATCAAATATTGTTTCAAGATGTGGTGGATATAATTGTACGCATCAATTAACACCTGTTCCTGAAGAATTTGTGCCAAAAAATATTAGGAAAGAATTTGCAAATAAAAATAATAATAATGATAGTGAGGAATAATTTAATATATTTGTAATATAAACCGACTATGGAAAAAAGACAGGACAATATTGATACTATTAAAAAAGCATTATCAATAGCAGATAAAAAATTAAAAAGACAATTCTTAGGGAGTGATAATCCATCAAACACATTTGAAAAAAAAGAATTAAACTCCTATTTAAAAGGTCAATCCGTATTTACTTATAAAGGACAAAGATTTCAAGTAAGACAAAAATATTATTATTCTTAAAAAACAAAAATTATGGGAAATTTAATGAAAATTATTTTTAATACGGAAAGACAAAGTTTAATAGTTCCTTATTCCGAATCAAATAGGATTCAATATGAAAAAATATTAAATAATGAAATAAAAGAAATTATTATAAGCGATGAATTAGGAGAATTTTATGAAAAAAAAGTAGAAAATATAAGGTTTTTTGCTCCAAAACAACCAGTAATTACGGATGAACATTTGATTATTAGGATGTTAGAAAAAAATAAAACCCCTAAACAAATAGCAAAAGCATTGGATATTGATATAAATATTGTTAATAAATTTATTAGTGTTCCTAATTAAATTACTATATTTGCACTAACCGACTAAGGAGGAGATAAAATTTCCTTAGTCGGTTTTTTTGTTACCCTCCATAGTTGGTTAAAATTTAACTTTAAAATTAAAAATATGAACGGAAAGGACTTCTTTCAAATGATTGGCGAAAAGTTCGGAATGAACTCGGAGCAAATTTCAACATTTATAAACAATAAATCCATAGAATCAATTTCTATTGAGGATGATGTTGTTTCGGCTTTTAAAAGCATTCAGGTTTTTACCGAAGATTCGGCAAAAGCAAACTCCTCAATCAGAGCAGCAATTAGGGCAGAGGCACTAAATGGAGTAGACGCAGATATTAAAAGACTTATGGATAAACATGAGTTTTCTGATGATATTAAAGCCGAAATTTCAAAACAGGATAAAACTTCTGCAAGAATTGAAAAATTTTATGAAAAACTTTCCGAATTAGAAAAAGCAAAAGTAGGAACAACTGGAAAAGAAAAATCCATTCTTGAAAAAGAAATTGAAAAACTACATTTTGATTTAAAAAGCGAAAAGGATAGCCGTTTAAATGATGAAATTAAGTTTAAAAATGAACTTGAATCTAATCATACTAATTGGGAATTAAAAAATTTATATAGCAGTTTAGATATTGCTATCCCTGATAATTTTGATGCCGATGTAATAAAAAATGGAGCAAAATATAAAATAGAATCTGAATTGGTAAAGAGGGGAGTATCGTTTAAAATGACTGAAAGTGGTCTTGCTCCGTTCACTAAAGATGGAACTCCATACTTTGAAAATAATGTTAAAATTTCTGCTAATGATTTATTAAGGAAAGTTGCTACCGAAAATAAGTTGCTAAAGGTTGCTAATACAAAACCTTTAACTCCTCAAAATAAAATGCAAACACAAACACCAATAAATAATAATGCAGGATTGTTAATTAATAGTTCAATATTGGATAATAGTTTATCTGAGGGAATAGAGAGAGATTTTAAATAAAAATTTAAAAATTAACCTCTAAATAAAAACAATATGTCTACACCACAAATGACCTTAGGTCAAGGATGGCAACCCTATATATTAAAGGGTGTCCAAGCAATAGTAGGAACGGATGCGTGTCCTTACATGAAAATAGATAATTACGGAACTGTAAATATGTTGCAGTCGCAAAACAAACCAAAGGATATTACTACCCTTAATCGTACCGATTCCCCAGGGCAAGTTAATACAGTTCAATTTAAGTATTTAAAAAGAGCAGTTGAGGCATCCGTTATGAATACAGATACTTGTACTCAAACAAATACTCAATTATGGTCGGAGGGAAGTATTACAACTTCTATGTTTTCGGCATATGCACTTTATTTAACCGATGAAATCCTTACTCACTATGCAAATGAGGCAGTGTCAATGATTCAACTTGGTACTCCTGCTACTTCTATTACTTACGAATTTATACAACAATTATCCGCTGCTTGTAATGCAATTTATTCAAATATGAATAGGAATTTGTCTACTAAATTGTATGCAAATATTGGAGTAAATAGACTTACAGGGAATAATTCAAGTGTTGCGATTAATATTGAACAAAACACTACTAATTTACCATTAGGAAATGGAGTAACTAAAATTTTAACTGATTATGTTGAAAACTTAGGATATGGAAAACCCTGGGTAGTTGGTTCTGGTTTAATGCACAATTATTTTAATCAACAAAGAGCAAAAGGAATCGCACAAAATGGATTAATGACTGCAATTGAGGCAGGAGATATGAATTTTTATTACGATTCACAAGCATCAAGTTTATTAGGAGCAAATCAAATTATAGTTGGACAACCAGATTCAGTTCAAATGATAGAATCTTTTAAATTTAAAGGATTTAGAGCAGGGTATAAAGGAACTTCATATTTCTTTACTTTTATGTTACCAATTATGGCAACTCCTAATCGTGTTGAATTTGTTGAGTTTGATGGTCAATTAAAATATTATGATTGTCCTGATAATTCTTTTACAGATTATACATACGGAACTCCTATAAATGTAAATCGTGGTTGGAATTTAATTATTTCTAAATCTTATGATTTATTTACTATTCCTGCCGATTCTTATCAGTCAAGCGACCCTCTTTTTGGGAATAACGGATTACTTCGTTATACAATTGCAAACGTATAATTATAAACTTTTTAAAAATAAAAAAAAATGAGTATATATACACCAGGTTGTGGAACACCACCACCACCAATTTGTAATGATTGCCCGACTAAAGAACTTGGAGGACTTAGACATTTTTGGGTACAAAAAGCAACATATTCTTTTGTGGATATAACTGACCCTACGGAATGGGCAACTGCTATTTGTAATCTTGATGTTTATGTTTTTCCATATTCAAATGGAACTGTTGTACCATCTCCAACTATGACCGATGGTTATGGAAATGTTCCACAAACTCTTGATTCATATGATTACACAGCAGAACTTGCAGAACCACAATACGCAAATAATGTTCCTTTCGCAAATTTTATAAAGAACTCTAATCAATTTCTTTTTGGATATTGCACACAAACACAAGGACATTTATCAAGTGTTGCTGCTATGTATGCGCCACATCCAGAGGTAGCAAAGGATGTTAAATCTAAAATTGATATGAAATATACAGTTAAATGGGTACAAGAAGATTTAATTGTTCCTTTTACTTACCCACAGGAAATCTTTATTGTGTGTCAAGATTGTGTTTAATTAATTATTAATTTACCTTTAAAAAGGGGAGAGGTATTTCCTTTCCCTTTTTTATTTTAAAAAATATTCAAATGGAATGTATGAAAGATACTGTTGGAGCATTTCAAGGATGTAATGCGCCAATCCCATTATTTAATATGTGGCTATCACAATTGCCAGGAATTGAATTTTCAAACATAGACCAAATAGCAAATGCCGACCAAGTAGATTGGCAAGGAGTTTGGAATGATGTTCAAAATACTGCTGTAGATACCTTTAGAGAAGATATAATTGAGGAGTTTGGTAAAAGATATTTGCTTAATCAAATAATGCAAACAGTTGATTTAGGTAAGGGAATAGACGAAACAAATACTACTTTACCAATAGCAAATACCTATAATGGAATTTTGGCAGAAACAATGGAACAATTTAATCAATGTACTTGTTCCAATCTTCAATTAATGTATATTCAATCGGTAAATTTCTTTTGGCAAGGAACTAATATTGCTCCAGATTTTACTTTAGTGTTTAAAAATGCAGATACTTTAGAGGTGGAAAAACAAATTATTGTTTCAACTGCAACTCCAGGATGGAATAATATTTTAGTAGATACAAATTTTAATGCTAAAAGATTATATGTTTATGCAAGTGGGAATTTTGACACTTATGTTGAGCAGGATATATCTCAATTTTTTTTAAATAATTTTGGTGGTTGGAATGGGGGATGGTCTGCATCAAATAATTATTTATGGTTTTCATATGGAAATTATGGTTGCCAATCAAGAATAAGAGGATTAGTATATAATGAATTAACAAATACTGCATCAACAGGAACTAATACTTTTGGATTATCAATTATTTTTTCAACTAAATGTTCTTGGGACACAGTTGTTTGTAACAATAAAAAACATTTTGCATCTGCTTGGCAACATCGTTTAGCCATAGAATTAATAAATTATAGGAGAAATACAAGTAGAATAAATAGATGGATGACAATTGATGCAAGACAGGCAGATAAATTACAAAGATTATTTAATATAAAATTATTTGGAGGAACTGACCCAGACACTGGAACAAAATATCCTGGAAAATTACAAAGTTCCGTAACTTCATTAGTTCTTGACCCAAATGATGGATGTATTAAATGTAATGATTATTTAATTTGGAGAGAGGCAAGATTATAATGGATGTATATAAATCAAATATGACTACTATTGTAGCAAAAATAAAAGGTTTGTTTTCGGAAGAATCAAAGAATAAATTATTGCTTGAATGTGCAGTTGGTATTCGTGCATCTAATATGCGTAGGATTCATAATGATGGATTAAATGTTTCTCTTAATAGTATTGGCAATTATTCAACAACTCCTATTTATATTAATCCAAAAAATTCTCCTCGTAAATTTACAGGTCAAGGAAAAAATGGAGAAATAAAATTTCAAAATGGAATTTCTCATAAAACTAAATACTTTGATAATGGGTATAAGGGATTTCGTAATTATATTGGTAGAACAAGTAACAAGGTTAATCTTCAATTAAGTGGAAATTTAAAGGCAAATTATCAAATACAAAAAACTACTAATGGATATAATATTGGATTTTTAAGTAATAAATATACTTTAATTTCAAAAGGATTAGAAGAACATTTTAATACAAAAATTTGGGGTGTTTCTCAAAGAGATAGGAAAATAGTAAACATAATTTTAAAAAAATTTACGAAAAATGCCTAATATAAATTCAATATGTGATTTAATTAATTTGGAATTAAAAACATTAAGTTTTTCAACTCAAAGGTATCAAGGAGCATTATATAATGGAATTGCAGATATTATAAAAACAGGAGATAATGAACATTCAGAGTTTTATATTATTGATGATTATGGAGAGGCAAAATCACTTGCTTACAATGATATTTACCCATTTCAAATTTATCATCAAAGGAAAGAATTTACTTATAAAGAGGCAGATGAAAATTATGGAAATGCAGGGCAAACAATGGAAGAAACAGCATATATGAAACTAATATTTATGGGAGGTAGAGGTAGAATGTTAGTTAGACCAGAAAATATTATGGCATCAATAGTTCTTAATTTCCCTAAAGAATTTTTTGATTCAGTAATAATACCATTACAATTAAGTTCTTGTGTTATAGAAATGGGAGAAATAAATTCTAATCCATTATCCGTTTGGGAAGAAGAATTTAAAGGAACTGATTTTTCTTTAGATACAGATTCTATTTTAATTTCGGTACATTATAAAATAATTTCCACTTATAATAAAAATTGTTTTTTCCTTTGTTAATTATGCCAATAGATAAAATTTGTTTTGAAATTCCAACATCATGTGATACTTGTTATGTATTACAAATAGGAAATTGTCCACAAGTAGACATTAATATTACAACAGAAAACTTAATTCCAGGAAGTTTTATATATGTTTTTATAAGAGATAAAATTAATAATATTTTTCGTTCCTATGTTGAAGTAAAAAATGACCAATCTTTTGATATTGTTTTAGATGATTTTCCTATATCAATGTTTACTACTATCTTTGGAAGTGTTACTTTAATTATATCAGACGATGAATGGAATGTAAATAGTTTAAATATAGAAAAAAATTTAATTCCGTACACTTGTATTAATATAACAGCAATATAAAAATTAATTATGAAAGATTCTTTACATAGCGTATCAGGAGTATTACTCGCACATGGAACTGCATTGGCAATCAGTATTACAAACTTTGAAGATTGGCTAAAAATAACATCGTTGTTGTTAGCAATTGGATATACCATCTTCAAGTGGAGGAGTGATTTGAAGCAAGATAAAACTAAAAAAAAGAAATAATGTTCGGAATAGATGTAAGCGTATGGCAAGGGATTATAAACTTTGACAAGGTAATACTTGACAAGAAAAATCCTGAGTTCATATTCATCAAGGCAACGCAAGGAACTAAACTTGTAGATTCAAAACTTACAAGGAACGCAACAGAATCTAAGCGTGTAGGATTGAAGATAGGTTATTACCACTTTGTAAACCTAAACACTAAGGATGTCGTTAAATCTGCAACTGAACAAGCATTACACTTCCTTAAAGCCATTCACAACTTACCAATGAATGATTTGCCATTAGCAATTGACGTTGAGAAAGAAGAAATAGACTTGAATCCAACGGAGTTCGCATTGTTCCTAACAACATTCATTGACATACTCAAGTCGGCAGGTAGAACGTATTGCATCTATTCTGGGTACTACTTCCTAAACGCAAACTTACCTGTCAATCACTCGTTTGGTAGCGTTCCATTGTGGCACGCCCAATACACAGATGCAACAACTCCACGCATAGCAAAGGGATGGCAAGCAGCATTCTGTTGGCAGTATTCAAGTAAAGGAAGTATTGATGGTATTAGAGGCAACGTAGACTTAAATAGAATGTAATATGCCGATAGGAAGTTTTTTAGCAAATATATTCAACAAGGGAGGTGGTGGCATCATTGATGCTATTGGCAACGTAGCCGACAAATTTATTACAACACCATCCGAAAAACAAGAGTTTAATCTCAAAGTTCAAATGGAAGTGAACAAGCATATTGAGTTAATGGAGGAACACGCTAACAAATCAATTGAGTTATATTTAAAGGATGTTGCCGATGCAAGAGCAATGCAGATGGCTGCTTTAAATCAATCGGATAATTTTAGTAAAAGATTCCTATATTTTTTCGCACTTGGTATTGTAGTCATGGCATTCTCGTTTGACTTTATATTATGTTTTCATCAAATCCCAACAAAAAATGAAACGATTATTAATGTAATTGTAGGCACAATTAACGGAACTGCATTGGTTTCCGTTGTATCTTTTTTCTTTGGTTCATCCAAAAGTTCGCAAGATAAATCTAAATTTATTGAGGAACTAAATAAAAATTCTTAACTATTTAATAGTTCTTTAGGATTTATGGATAATAAATCTGAAATTTCAAATAAAACTTTTAAACTTGGTTGTTTTTTATTTTGGACATAACTATTTACTATGGGATAACTTTTGGATATTTTATTTGATAACCAAACTTGTGTAATTCCTTTTTCTTGTAAAACTTCTTTAATTCTATTCATCTGTATTATTTTTATGTTTATTTAAAAAGTTCCTAACTAATCTTATTTCATCAAAAATCATTGACCTTATATTATCTCTCCTACGCATTTTAAAATTATTTTTAAAAAACTTTTTAATTGTTTCATCCATTGATTTATCACATTCTCCATATTTTACTAATTCGTCATAATATTTTTTTAATATTTCTATTTGTTCTAAGGAGTTCATTTCATTAAGTTTTTAGAATATTTATAAATAATTTTAAATGGAACGTAGTCTGGATTGTATGTAGTCTTGCCTCCAGACTTAATCTTAACAACAAGTCCTGTATCTCCAAACTCTTTCTTGATGAGTTTCTGAGATTGCTCCATGTCAAGCTCCTGTTCAACATTCTTTTGTCCGTTGATGTTGAATGCTGTGAAGTATATCCTTGTTGCTTTGAGTATCATTGTTCTTCAATTTTACTTGACAACACTTCCTGTGGTTTGCGTTCAATCATTATGGCATGCGTTATTGTTTTGCCTAATATTTGAACGCTGCTTCTTATTTCGCTGAGCATGTTATCTTGTTTCATTAATTGCTTCAACACCTCAGTTTCCATGTCGTTTTCTGGATGTATTACCAATTTAATCTGTCCGTTAATTAAACAATCTATTTTCATTTTTTTAGAGTTTATAATTTATACTTCAAGTCAAACCTTCGCAAAGCCGAGAGTTACAGGCAATACTACGACTGTGCATAATTTGAACATTCTACTTCTATGAATGAAAAAATATGTGCAATAGTATCAACTGTCCAACCATCACCCAATAAACAAGCTGCTTCATTTCTTTTAAGTGTGCTTGTATATCCATTAGGTACTGTTTGTAATCGTTCCATTTCGTTTTGATTAAGTTTTCTAATATCGCCATCAATAAAATTTTCTTTCATTTCATCTTCGGTCATTTTAGAATACTTTTCAAATGTTTCTTTGTCTTTGAAAATTACATTTATAAATCCTTGTATCATATATCTTCTTAATGATGAAAATGTACTTCCCGGATTTCTGCTTTCACTTTCAAGTAAGCACCTTGCTTTTAATCTATCTGTATAACCATTATCCAATAAATCTTGAAATTTTATTTTTTTGTTTCTCGGTTGTGGTATCATTGAATATCTATTACCAAACAAATCAAAACTTTCTGGACCTATATTAGTCCAATAGCTTCTTTGTCTTAATTGTCCTGATACTAATTCACTATTTATGTTTGTTGGATAAGTTCCAAGCATTTCGCTTATTGCTGCATAACTATAATCATCCATTGCCACATTTTCAAGTAAAAAGTATTTTGGCTCACATTCTTTTAAAAGTCTTAAATACTCGTAAAATAAACCTGATTTTTCGCCTTGTAATCCTAATTTTTCTTTATTAGCTGAACTAAAATCTTGACAAGGACTTCCACCAATCAATAAATCAATTTTAGGCAAATCACTTGCTTTTACATCTAATACGCTACCTAATTGAATTATATTAGGGAAATTGTGTTGCGTTACTTTTATTGCGTGTGGTTTTATTTCACTTGCAAAATATTGATTAACTTTTATTCCTGCCTTTTGTAAAGCAATTTGACCACAAGACATACCATCGAAAAGAGATAGTACATTTAAACCCGTACTGCCTGTAACACGTGTTTGGCAAAAGCTGGGCTTCTGTGGTTCAATCAAGTTCTGTAATTCTATTGAGCTTCTGTGCATAATTTAAAGTTTTGTAATTCTAATCCCAGCCTTCGCCAAGCACCATACGTTAGCTGTCATTGCAAAGACACCACCGACATAACAGACTTTAAGTATCTATCATACATAATTATACTTCCTGAATTTGCTACATTATAATTGCCTTTTGGAAGTTCAACTAATTGATGACACTTATTTCTTGCATCGGAAGTAATCCCATTATCTTCTGCCCCTAACAAATAAATACATTTATCAAGGTGTTGGTACTCTTCAACTTTTACGCTTCTTTCGTCAAGTTCAACACCAACTAATCGACAATCGTATGGCATTGATTTATAAAACTCGTCAAAAGTTTCATAATAGTAAAATGGTATTGATTCGCAAGTTTTCATTGTATCACTTGCTTGTTTTGGTATTCTTTTACCAATTGTGAATATAAAACTTGCACCTAATATATTTGCCGAACGCCACAAACTACCGACATTCATTTCTGTTTTTGGGTTCATAATTCCTATACCGAAATATCCTTTATTTTTCATTTTCTTATTATTTATAAGTTTAAAATATGACCGAGAAAAGCAACGAACAGCTAACATTGCATTGGCAAAAGCAGGGCTGACGTACTAATTTTGAACATTTGTAATCCTATTGAGCATTGATAAGTAATTGAACAGTAGTGCTACTATTCCCTGCCTTCGCCAATGCTTCAACGTTATACGCAACCTTACAAAGACAGCAATCATTCCTCTTTAATTTTAGTAAGCATCTCCAAACTTAGTTCATAGAAATCAAAGTTATCTTTGTTCAATAACGGATAGATGTCCGTATCGTGCCAGATAATCTTATTGATTTCAAGTTCATCTGGCGAGCCATCGTGTCCTACATCTCCGTTAGCCATGTAACGCTGTTCAGGTTCGCCCTTGCTGAATGTTCCAATGACATCCACTTCAATCTCAATAGTTAGTGTAATTTTCA